CTTGAGTGCGGGCGGCGTTGCCGGCGTCGTTCACAGCCCGCTTGAGGGCGTCGGCCGAACGCTCCGGCGCGTCGACGCACAACCGCCGCCAGCCTTCAAGCTCGCTGACATCGATCGTCGCCATTTCTCAGGCGGCGGACTTGGGAGGCGCGATCTTTCGACCCGTCTGCGGGTCGATGCTGGCCGGCTCTGAGCCGTAGGGCGTGGCGAAAACCGACGCCGCCGAGGCCTTGCCAAGCCTAAGCGAGACCTTCGGCCGCTCGGCCTTGGCCTCCCTCGTCGTCTCCGCCGCTTTCGCCGCCGGCTTCGGTTGTTCGGGCGCGTCGGCGCGCCGGACTGGTTCGCGAGCCATGAGGTCAACCTCTAAGTAATTTGAATCCCCTCATAGCACTGGCGTGTGAAAGTTTCACGCACTCGCTGGAATGCGCAGAATGGCGTTGTGGTCTTGATTCAAGTCCTCGCCGCCGACCCGCCGCGCGGAAATAAAGAAATCCCAGAAGTAGATTTCATCGTCTCCGAGATAGAGCTCATAGTGGGTGATGCCGCGGATCGAATATTCGTGCGCTTGCAAGTCGCCCTTGCGGAACGAGGTCGGATTGACCCGGCCGAGCCGGCCCTCGAGCACCGCCTTGGCCTCCATGGCCTCGCCGCTGCGCCGGTCGCGCACCAATCCATAGATAGTGAAGACCTGTCGCGCCCGGTTTGACTGACCGATCAGCGTCATCACGTGCGGGGTCCAGCCGGCCAGATTGAAGGTCACTTCCAGCCGCGCGATATGAGTGTCGACCTCGATCGCGATCGCCGCGCCGCCGGCGGCGTGATCGACGAAGTTCTCCGCCAATTCCGGCAGCTTGACCTCTTGCAGCACCAAGTGGTTCGAGGCGGCGGGGTCGTGGTCCCCGGCGAATAGGTTCGCCGACTCCATTACGTAAACCGTGTTCGCCATAGCGATGTCCTCCTTTTAGGCCGCGATGCCGAGCATCCGTTCGAGCTGGGCGATGGTCGCGTCGATGGCTTCGCGGTAACGGGCCGACTCGGTGATGATATGCCTGAGCACCGGCGGCTCCTCCGCCTTGAAGCCGATGGTCAGCTTGCCAAGCCGGATCTGCTCGGCCGAATTCTTGCCGCCGGTGAAAGTGACCCGATAGCCGAGAATATTCTGTTGGGCCTGCAAGTCGCGCAGGAAAAAGCCCATCGTGTTGAGGATCGCCTGCACCGTCTGGCCGGTGATGTTGAACCGGCCGAGAAAGAACCGCAGCGCCCGGATCAGCCCAAGGTGGATATAATCGCGGCCTCGCGTGACGTTGTAGAACCGCCACAACTCGTCCTCGCCGACGTTGTCGGTGCCGATGAACACGAAGCCGCCGGAGGCGATAGCGAAGTCGGAGCCGATCTCCCCGCGCACCAACACGCCGATGTTGGCGGTGAGCAATTCCTGGCCCTCGTTCTCGCCGTCGAGGATCGAGAAGTCGATGTCGCGGCCAGGCGCGACAATGCCCTGCACCGGCTGGTTGGCCCACGAGTGAAACGGCGCGCCCTGCTCGTGGTCGCGCCGCACCGCGATGCCGGCGACGCGCGGCGCGAGCGGCCGGGCGACGACCGCGCCGGTCAGTGAATCGAGCACTTGCACGCCGCCGGAGATGGCGATGAGCCGGGACGATTGCATCGTTTCGCGCCAGTCGAAATCGTTCTGCAGGTTGACGCCGCTCGATTCGACCACCGCGTGGCCGAGCAATTGTTCGAGCACGAACGGTAACGCCGCGCAGACCGGATTGGCGCCCAGCCCCATATAGGCCAGGAAAGTGGCCGGCCGTCCCTCCGGCTCATCCTCATCGTCCGGGACCGGCGGGGGCGGCGCGGTGACGGTCGGGGCCGATTGATAGCCCGCGCCGGGCTCGTCAAGGACCGCGTAGCCGAGCGAGCCGTCGTCCTGGCCGATCGCATGGGCGACCGCCGGGGTCGTCGGATTGCCGCCGGTGAATTCGAGCTCATAGGTCTCGCCCTGCTCATAACCGCGACCGCGATAGGTCTGCGCGATTCGCCCGACAGTGTCGCTGAGCGCGGTCTGCCCGGTATAGCCGGGAGCGATGATGATCCGCGGCGTGAAGCCCAACAGCGACGGCGCGCGCAACAGCGCGTGAACGCCGGTCTGTTCGGTCGCCGAGCCGACGATGCCCGCTATCGTGCTGTTGAGCCGTTCGGTCGGATCGTCGCCCTCGCCTTCCGGGGTGCGCACGACGATGGTGCGCGCCGCCCGCTGCAATTCGCCGAGCTGGTCGGCGATCCCTTCCAGCGCGTCGCGCAGATAGCCCTGGGTTCCGAGCTGGCGCACCAGCGTTCCGTCGTTGGTGCGGACCAAAACCGGGGTGTTGAGCGGAAAGGCGTCGGGGTCGGCGCCCGGGGCCGGGCCGACGAGGCCGATGGTCGAAAGATCGGCGCCGAGAACGGGCCGGGCCTCCTCGTCAACGCGACGGATGGAAATGCCGAATGTTGGGTCGGTCATGGACAGTTCTCCTGGCTCAAAACTCCGAGGCTGGCACGGCGATGTGAAGCGATTCGCGGTTGTCGCTCACGAGCCGCAGGGTGACGGCTATCGTCTCCGGCCGCGGCTGGGCGGGGTCCAACGGGCTTGTCGGCGTGGCGTTGACGTCAGCGGCGAAGATGCGCAATTCGCGGACGAATAGACCGCTGGGCTCCTCGCGCACGACCGGAGTGACGGCGATGGTCGTCACATCGCCGACCTTCAGCGATTGCTGAGTGGTCAAGAGCGTCACGGCGCTCGTTCCTCAACGCGGGGCGATTGGCGGGTCATCGCGGGCTCATTGACTCGGAGGCGGCTCGGCCGGAGGCGGGTGGCGCGCCGCCGCGACCGCCATCGCCTCAAAGCGCCTCTCGAACTCTTGCAGGCTTGCGAGCATCATCGCGTCGAAGCGCCTCTCGAAATCGAGAAGCTTCGCGTTGAGCGTCTCATCGCCGCTCTGCTCAAGAACACTGAGCCGGCGCGCATGATCTTCGACGTGCCGCAGGGCGTCGTCGGACTTTTTCGCAGCGAGCAGAAATTGCTCTTGCTCTGCGGTCATTTCCGCACGGTGGCTTGAGGGGTCTGGCCTGCTGACCGGAATGGGACGGCCTTCGTTGTCGCGCGCCATGTCATTCAAACCTTATGATGAAGAAAAGCGCCAGAAACGGCGGCATGTTGTTGTGCGCCCACTGGTCGCCGGCGCCATTGATCGCGATGCCGGCGTGAGCGAGGTGAACCCCCAAGTCGCTTGTCGCGTGGGCGAGCCATGTCCCGGCGGTTGCGTGGTGAATGCCGGCTCCGGCGCCGTCAGTATTGCCCGAGTTCGCGTTCAGGGGCTGCACAAGACCCAGACTGCCGCCCGAACCGATAAAGCGGACAAGACCGCCGCCGTGAACATGGCCGGGATCGGGATGGTTGTGCGACGGATCGTGCACGCCGTGGGTGTGGCTAGGATCAGCGAGAGCGTGGGCGTGCGCCGGATCGTGGACGCCATGGGCGTGGTGCGGCATCTCATTGACGGTGAGGACGTGGTTAATCGCGCCGCCCGCTGCGTTCAGACCCCATGTGTGGCCGGCGCCGACCACGGTGCGGTCGAGCAGATTGGGGACGGCGAAAGTGGTGACGCCGTCGCCGCCGTAGTGAGCGCCGAAGACCGCGAACAGAAGGGGCGCGTCGGCGATGTTGTAGACACTGCCGTCGCAACGGAGGAAATTCGCCGGCACGTGCGCGGCCGGCCAGGCGATGACCCCGCCGATCGGGACGGCGATGGCGTTCAATTCGCGCCGCAGCGTCGCGGCGAAATTGGGATCGTTGCCGAGCGCCGCCGCTGTCCGAGCGAAGTTGTTGAGGCTCGCCGGCGCGCCGGTTTGCAGGCTCGCCACTCCCTCATTCACCCGCCGGCGGGTCCAGAACGCCGTCGGCATTGTCGCGTCGTCGGCGATCGCGTCCGGCGCCACGCCCCTGATCACGGCGGTGAACGGCCGTGTGCCGTCGCGCCAAACATACTGATCGGGATTGAGGCCCGCTTCCTCCAGCGCTTTGCGAGCCGCTTCGACGTAAATCCGGTCCTCGGCCGTCTGGGCGGCGTCGCGCTCGGCGCCGTGGGCGGCGGCCAACGCCCGTTCCCAATAGGAGCGCGTCGCCTCGCTCACCCCCGGCGCGGCCGAGATGACCCAATCGTCGAACGGTCCAGGCGAGCCGTAGGCCGCGAGGATTTTGGTCAAGAGATAGCCGCTCTCTCGGTCGTAGGCTTCGACATAGCCGACCGCGTAATCGTCCGTCGTGCTGGTGCGCTGAATCGCCACGAACGGCGTCGGGGTGAACAAATCGCGTTGCGGCCCTTCCTCGACCACGAACTGGATGCGTTCGTCGGGGATCAGCGACCCCTCAGTGCTCGATCGCGCCAGAAGGAAGCCCAGCTCCGCGGCGGCGGTGATTGCCTCAAGCGCCGGCAGCAGCACCTCGTTGATGCGAGCGAGCGCCAACTCCTCGAACACACGAATCGCTTCCTCGTAATCGGCCCGCTGGTCCTCAAGCGCCCTCAGACGGCCTTCGATCGCCGCCATCGCCCGGCGCCAGGTCCCGATGACCGGATCGTTCGGCTCCATGGCGAATTGCTCGTCGAGGCGACGCATCCGCGTTGTATCGACGACGTCGTTCATGGCGCTGGCGCGAGCTCGGCCGAGTGGATGACCTTGGCGATTTTCTTCGCCACATCGCCGCGCACAATCTGGCGATCGGCCGGCGAGAAGTTGCGCCCGCCGTAACGGATCGATCGCCACAACTGGACGCGATAATAGGCGTCGTCGACGAAGTCAGGGAGCGGCGGGAGCGACCTGGGACGTTCAGCCATTGGCGATCCTTTGTGGTTCCACGATCCGGTAATTCTCCGGCTCCACGATCAGCTCCGGGTCGATCGTGACCGACACCTGAACGCGCTCGGCGACATGGAAACACGAGAGCACATTGTCGGTCGTCCCCTCGATGCGGATGCGGAAGCTGTCGATCATCTCTTCTTCCGGGAATTCGAAGGTCAGCCGGCGGACGATCGCCATGCCGTCGCGGGGGTCCGTTGAGTCGTCCAGAAAGATCGGATTAACGACGGTCGCGTAGCCGGTCCCAGTCAGAAGCCGGACGTGGCATTCGTGATAGGGCTCGCCGCGCCAGGACTCCAGACGGACGTCGACAAAGACGACGTTGACCGGCGCCGGCAGGCGCTGCACCTTCGAGATGTGGCGAAAGTCGGACCGCGGGCGCCAGGTGTAGGCCCAGCCGTTCGGGCCGACGCCGATCCCGGGCATGAGGTCCGTCGTCCCGGTCAGCACTACCCGAAACGGCAGGAGCGGCGGCAGGCCGTTCAGCGGATTTGGATTGTCCGCGCTCGAACTGCCCAGCGGCGTCCATGTGCCGTTAACCTGAAGCTCGAACGTGGTCGAGCAGGCCGCCGGCCGGATCGAATCGACGTTGAGGTCGATGGCCGCGATCCCGTTCTGCAGTTCAAGCGGCTGGAGTTGGATGGCGACGCGCGGAACGTCGAACTCGGCAAAGTTCAGCCGGAAGGTGATGTCGCGCAGAATATCGCCCATCGCCCAGCCGGCGGCGGTCGCGATGAACAGCATCCCCTGGGCGTACTTGTTGTCGATCACCATCGCGAGGAAATGATTGCCCGACGTCTGAAAGACGAGCCCATATCGCTTCCCCTGCGAGAGGAAGGTCGGGATGAAATTCGCCCGCGTGTGAGCCGGATAGACGCGCAAGTCCAACGCCTGGACGGTCGCGCGCGCCACCACGCGATCAAACTCCGGCGCGCCGTGCCGGGTCTCGACGATGAGCACCTGAATATCGCCGTCGGCTGCGGCGCGGGTCAGAAAGAAGTCGACGCTGGTCAGCCACCCGTCCTGCGCGTTGAGGAAGGTTTCGGCGACGATCGCGCCCGAGAAGCTGTGTGTGGTGATGACGCGATCCCAATAATATTCTTCGACCTCGTCGACCCAGAACTGTTGCAGGCGATAAACCCAATGACCGGGCGAATCCTCGATCGCCTCCAGAATTTGGAAGGTCTCGTGGGTGATCGGGCGAATGAAGATGTTTTGCACCGGATCATAGATCAGGATCATCGTCCCGCCCGAGTTCGTCATATCGTCCCAGAACGCGGTGTTGGAGCACCAGGTGAAGGGGGTTCCGTAGCGCACCCTCATCCGGGTCTTCGACATCTCGATCCAATCCGTCGTCTGCCACTCGAATTGACTGATCGACATCTCGGCCTCGTTGCCGAGCACGCTGAGCCGCGGCGTCTCGGTGTAGTGCGGCAGCATGAAGTTCTGCTGGACGATGACCGTCTGATCGAACTGGTTGAGGAGCGCGAGCTGGGCGTTGCGCTCGGCCGCGGGCGGAAAGCGGACGCCTTCCTCGATCGTCGCCAGCCAGTCGACGTGCTCGATGTCGGAATGAACGTTGGTCAGAAAGCGGTCCGCGCTCCAGGCGGTGAAGTCGGAAGGCAGTTGCAGCAGCTCCTTGACCCGCGCCATGTCGCGCGACAGCTCAAGAACGAAATCCATCTTGGCGGTGCCGCGAAGGCGCGAAGCGAGGTTGGCGAGGTCAGACCCCAGCGTGTCGAGCCGGGCGCCAATGCGGGTGCGCCACGAATCCATGTCGTTGGCGCGCAGACCCAAGTTGAGGATCGACTCGGCGCGATGCTCATCCGCCGGCGTGATCGAGATGATGCCGGCCGGGCCGAGAAGGACATAGGCGACGGGGAGCACGTTGGCGGCGACCGCCGGCCGGATCGGGTCGGGGCTCTCCTGGCCGTACACCGGCGCGTGATTGACGTGGCGACGCAACTCGGTCGAGACGACACGAGCGACGGTCGCCCGCGTCGTGGCGTCGGTGATGAAGGTCCGGGGCTCCGTCCCCGTTTCGATCTCCTGGCCCCAGACCGAGATCGTTGCCCAGCGGCGGGTGACGACCGGCAAGTAGCCCAGGAAGTCGATTTCCGCCCCTGGATCGTCGGCGAGGAAGAAAAACGGCCCTGCGGACGAGTAGAGCCGCCCAGGACCGAGCCGCACCGTGCTCGGGCCGATCTGGGCGACGGCGAAACCGGCGAAGGACGGACCCGGCCCCAGGTCCCGCAACATCTCGTCGAAGCTCTGTTGCGGGAAGCGGCCGAAGTTGTTGAAGTCGCCTTCGGTGACCTTCTGCCAGTCTTGGATTTGCACCCTGCGCAGCATCTTGAAGGTCTCCCTAGAGCAAGCTTCGCC